GGTTAATGCGGGGCCTCAAATCATTTCACCAATCGCCCGCCACCATCGAAACACTCCAGAAGGCACCTACACCCTGAGCGTATGGTATCGGCGGGCGAGGCTAATCAAGAGGAACCGAGTTGCGCATCCACTATGGGAAACCTCGGCTCGGGCGTCTTCAGTATGGGGTGGGGTCGCTCAGCCATGGGGTTGGTTCTGAGCGCCAGACATTTCGGCGGTGGATCTCCCACCGTTTGGGTTCTGTCTTCGGGGTCAGTTTCGGCCATCGGATGTTCATCGGTGTAATGTGGTTCGATGAATCCCGTGAGGAGCGCGAGCGCATAAAGTAATCAGGACGGCGGCGTGGAAAGCAGACACGCTAAACGGTCAGTCGAGGCGGGAGACGGAGCCGCCAGCATAGCGAAGCAGCCCGACCATAGAAACGGCGTCAGTGGTCTTGGCCGTACCTTGTGGGTCTGCATTCCGGATTCGGGCTTGAGCCGTGCCTAGCAATAGCCTCAGTAGCGCGAGGCCCGTCCTGACCTATTCGGGGTACAAGCAAGGCCAGCCCCGGCAACGCGGATGGCGGTACACCGTTGACACAAACCAGACCCGCCACTGAATCAGGACGCCCCAGGCTGGTAACAGTTCTGTGTCTCGCCGGTAAGCCAGTAGCCCGGCAACTTGGCGCGTGACTTCTGGATTGGCGCGCCCGTCCTGACCTATTCGGAGCATCTCATGGCATCGGAACTGCATCTGATCTTCGGTCTCATGATTCCGCTCTTCGTGGTCTGTGTGTTGATCATTGCATCAGTTGGGACATCGCGGTGAGCTACGCGTTAGATCGCTTCATCTCATGGCTTTACACTCGCCGCATATGGGGTTCTCGCTGCCCTGACTTCGAACCCAAGTGCGTATGCTGCCAGAAGTGGGCAGAGCACGACGAGATGTTCTCATGACCGACCCGCGCCGCATAGACGAGCTGAGCGCGGAAAGAACGCAGCTCTATCTGGAGCGCTCCTCGATCACTTTCCTGGAGTGCGCGATCAATCTCCTCCTCACCCACTGCTCCAAAGCTCGGGTGATCGAGATCCTAAAGCGGCAGGCGAGGATCGTAGCAGAGCTGGATTAGCCCTTCGTCTCCAGCGCAATCGCAATGCGCTCTAGCGCCTTGCTGATACGTCCCAAGTGGTGAGCCGCATATTCCGCCGCTGCTGCGATACGGGCCTGTTCGGACGGAGGATTGTTTCTGCCGAAAGAGGGGAATGGTTGGTCTGCCCAGGCGTTGACGCGATTCCTTGTCTCTTCGTCCATGACCCGCTCCCATAATTGAAGAAGTGCGAGAATAGCTGATGCCAGCTGGTAGGCCAAGCGAGTTCAGAGAGGATATCGCCAGCCACATCTGCTCAGAAATCGCTTCGGGGCGCTCTCTCCGATCCATCTGTGACGATGAGGGCATGCCTGATAAGGCGACCATCTTTCGTTGGTTGTCGAAGCACGAAGCATTCCGCGACCAGTACGTGCGGGCGCAAGAAGATCGTGCTGCGGCGCTGGCAGAGGACATTCTGGAGATTGCCGACGAAGGCAACGCCGAAGACGTGCAGCGCGCCAAGCTCCGTGTTGATGCTCGCAAGTGGCTCATGAGCAAGATGGCCCCGAAGAAATATGGCGACAAGCAGGAAATCGACCACAAGTCGAGTGACGGCAGCATGCGCCCGACATTCCAGGTAGAGTTCATTGGACCCGGTAAGGATTAAGTTTCCGGAGGTCTTTCATCCTCTCACGCGTCCTGCTCGATACAAGGGCGCATGGGGCGGGCGGGGATCTGGCAAGAGTCATTTCTTTGCCGGTCTGCTCATTCTGGAATGCCTGCGTCGTCAGGTTCGCGCGGTGTGCCTGCGTGAAGTCCAGTTGTCCATCAAGGACTCTGTGAAGCAGCTTCTGGAGGATACGATTCACCGCTTCGGGCTTGGTGGTGACTTCGAGATACAGGACAAGGAGATCAAGTGCCCGAATGATGGGCTGATCATCTTCAAGGGCCTTCAGAACCATACGGCGCACACGATGAAGTCCCTGGAGGGCTTCAATATCGCGTGGGTTGAGGAAGCGCAGACGATTACGCAGAAGTCTCTCGATCTTCTGATACCGACGATCCGTGCCGATGGCTCGGAAATGTGGTTCTCTTGGAACCCTGATCAGCCCACCGATCCGGTTGATGTGCTTTTGCGTCAGAACACGCCGGAAGGTGCGGTGGTTGTTCGTGCCAACTGGTCTGACAATCCATGGTTCCCTGCGTCATTGCGGGAGGACATGGAGCGGGACAGGGCGAGCGACCCTGCCAAGTACGCGCATGTGTGGCTTGGTGAGTATCAGTCTCAGGCCGACAAGCAGTTCATCTCATGGGATGATGTGAAGCTTGCACAGCAGCGGCCTTACAAGCGTGGCGGCAAGCCTGTCATCTTCGGGGTTGATGTTGCCCGCTTCGGTGATGACCGCAGTGTCCTTTGCATCCGCGAGGGCGATTGCCTCGTTGACCTGATGAAGTGGGAGAAGTTGGACACGCAGCAGCTAGCAGCCCGCGTGATAGATGTAGCCAACTCCCGCAATCCTGATGCCATCTTCGTTGATGGAGTGGGTGTTGGTGGTGGCGTCGTGGACCGCCTGCGTGCTCTCAGGGCGCGTGTGATCGAGGTCAACGCGGGCGCTAAGGCTGGTCAGGAAGACCGTTATGCCAACAAGCGCGCGGAGATGTGGGGGCGCATGCGTGAATGGCTGCGCTCTCGTGCGATGATCTCGCACCATGATATCGAGCTTGCTGCCGAACTGACCGGTCCCTTCTACGGCTTTGATGCATCAAACCGCATCCTGCTCGAGAAGAAGGAAGACATGAAGAAGCGCGGGCTTCGCTCGCCCGATTTGGCCGATGCCTTGGCGTTGACCTTTTCCGAGCCTGTGGCTGCCGAGCATCTCGCCCAAATACAGTGGGTGACGGCCGAGCCGGAAGTGGACCCGCTGGAGAACTGGTGAGCATTGAAATCCGCCCCGGCACGCTCCGGGATGTGTCCTTCATCGCAGCGAACATGCGCGATGAGGACTGGCGAGAGATACACGCCTCTGGCCCGATGGATGACCGGGCGGAAGCGGGCATCATGTGCCACATTGCTTCCGAGTTCTCGTGGACGGCTTGGATCAAGGATGATCCGGTTTGCGCCTTCGGCTTCGCCCGGTCGGGTCTGCCTTGGGTCTGGTCTGCCTGGGCGTTCGGCACGGATCGCATGAAGCGTGCTGTTCCTGCTGTAACGCGGTTTGGGCGAGAGACGGCCTCAAGGCTTCTTCTCGAAGCTGGCGCGAGGCGGTGTGAGATCCGCTCCATTGCTGATCACGACCTGGCGCATCGGTGGCTGCAGGGCCTTGGTGCCCATCTCGAATGCGAACTGCCGGGATATGGGCGCAACGGCGAGACGTTCGTTCTGTACTCCTGGCTAAAGGGTGATTGGGAATGAATGATGAAATGAAAATTACAGCCATGGGGGCATACCTCTATGGCGTGCTTTACCTCATCGGGGTTTTCGTCGCCGGTATTGCTTACGGGAATCCATACGCTGTGTGTCTCGCAAATGCAGCCGCAGCTGCTTCCTACATCACCCAGATGGCCATCGCGATCAAGCCGACACAGGCGTGGCCTCTCTATGGTTCTGCCATCCTTCTTTCCGCTGCCGCCGGTTTTTCTCTCGCCTTTTGAGGACAATGCCATGTGCTTCATGTCGACCCCTGATGTCAAAACCCCAGCGCCCCCTCCGACGCCATCGCGTCAGGATGCGGAAGTGACCGCCTCGCAGGAAGAGGAGCGCCGCCGTGCCGCTCAAGCGCAGGGCCGCCGCGCAACCATTCTAACGGGCGGCCTTGGTGATCCGTCCTTCGGTCAGAACGTACAGCGCCGCACGCTTCTCGGAGCCTCCTAATGGGAGTTGTTGACGATCTCATCTCACGCGCTGATGAGTTATCGTCACAGCGCATCTTCTGGGAAAAGGTCTGGAGGGACGTAGCGGACCTGTGCCTACCAATGGCGGAGCGCATTCGCCAGCAGGACACAGGCCGTCCTATCTATGATGCTCTCCCCAAAATGCCGGAGAGTGCAGAGCGCGGCCGCAAGATCTACGATTCGACCTCTGTATGGGCTGTAGATCGCCTGGCGGCTGGTATCGAGAGCCTGGCAACGCCCTCGACGCAACGTTGGCATGGCGCAGCCATTGATGACCCACTTGCTCCTGAGCCTACGGATGAAGAAGCCGAATGGCTGGATAAGCTGGCCGACTACCATTTCGCAGCCCGGTATGATCCGCGGTCCGGCTTTCAGATAGCTAACCAGCTGGCCATCAAGGCCACGGTGGCGCTCGGGACAGGTGTTGTTTTTGTCGAGGAGACGACGAACGGTTCGCGGTCTCTCCCGGCCCGCTATCGCTACATTCCTCTGAGCGAGAACTATCTAGCTACCAATCAGTTTGCGGAGTGTGACACCAACTTCCGCCGCTTCACCATGACAGCGCGCCAGATGGTGCAGAAGTGGGGCGATAAGGTCTCGGGGCGCGTCAAGGCGGCCTATGAGAACCCCAAGGACAAGGATAAGGAATTCGGCGTCCTTCATGCCGTCTGCCCGCGTGAAGAGCAGGGCTCACGCTCGAACACCAATCGCGGCAGCGCATTCGCCTCCTTCTATGTCGAGGAGGAAGAGCGCCACCTGATAGGCGATGGTGGGTTCTTCGAGTTTCCGTTCATCGTCTACCAATGGAATGTCACGGAAAGCGGGGCTTATGGCGAGAGCCCAGTGATGATCGCGCTTGCCGACATCAAGACATTGCAGGCAGCATCAAAGGACAACCTGCGCGCTATGCAGCAGTATGTCCGCCCGCCCCTTGCAATCTCGAATGACGGCGTGATGAACCGCCCGAACCTCAATTCGGGGGCCATCAATATGGGTGGTATCGATACCAGCGGTAGGCTCAAGATCCAGCCGATCTACACGGTGCAAAACCCGTCCTTTGCTGATCTGGTGCTTGAGCAGAAGCGCAATGCAATCAGGGAAAGCCTCTACATCAACCTGTTCCAGATACTCATTGCCAACCCGGAGATGACGGCGACGGAAGCGCTGATCCGGGCGCAGGAGAAGGGCGAGCTGCTGGGCCCAGCCGGGGCGCGCATTCAGATGGCCATGAGCCGGATGTTTGACCGCGAGTTTGGCATCTACGAACGGAAGGGCGCCTTTGACCCTGGATCAGCTCTGGCGCCGCCTGAGAGCCTTGCTGGCCGGTCTATTGGTGTGAAGTTCACATCGCCTCTGGATCGGTTGCGTAGGGCGAATGAGGCGGTTGGCATCCAGCGCACGTTGGAAATTGCACTGCCTATGGCTCAAGCTGATCCCTCGGTCATGGACAATTTCGACTTTGACGAGATCGTCCGCACGACCCGGGAAATCAACGGTGCGCCGGCTGATATCCTTCGCCGCCGTGAAGAGGTGGACGAGCTTCGCCGCCAGCGCAATGAGCAGCAGGCAATGTTGCAGAACCTTGCTGCTGCCAAGGAAGCGGCAGTTGTTGGCAAGGACGCGGCGAGTGGTGTCGAATCGCTTGCCAAGGCTGGTGCGGTGAATGGCGCAGCGTAGCGTTTCTGCCGGTTTGCCCGCGGGGAGCAGGCGAGGGGCCAAGGCACGGGGAAAGCTTGCTGCTGCTTATCGCGAGGTCTTCAAGTTGGGCCGCGAGGAAGCAGAGATTGTTCTGGCCGATCTGGCCGCGTTCTCTGGATTCTACCGGGTCACCTATCCTGGCGCGGGCGACCTGGCCTTCAATGAAGGTATGCGCGCCGTCTATGGCCGCATATTCCGGTTCCTGCGGATGACAGATCAAGAAATCCGCGAACTTGAGGAGGCGGCACGTCACGAGGCCGTCATCTCATCCCAAGAGGGCGACATCTAGCCCTCCTTCCTGACACAGGAGTTTACATGACTGACGCAACGGAAGGGTCCGTGGCGGGTGAAATCCCGTCGGCGGGCAACCCCGAAGAAGCAAATGCTACCGTCCTGACGAATGGGTCTGGAGGCGGTGGTAGCGACTGGTGGAGCGGTCTTCAGGATGAAGGCAACCAATCCCTTGTCGAAACGAAGGGCTGGAAAGACAAGCCGCTAGACGAGGTGCTGAAGGCATATCGTGGCTTGGAATCCCAGCAAGGCAGAGCGCTCGTTCCTCCTGGCGAAGGTGCCAGTCAGGACGAGTGGAATGCTTTTTACGAGAAGCTCGGCAGACCGGGGAAGCCGGAGGGTTACCAGTTCAAGGTGCCCGAAAGCGTCCCGCAGGAAATGCCCTACGATGCTGCCAGCGCTGAGAAGTTCAAAGCCTGGGCGCACAAGGCGGGCCTGACGCCATCACAGGCACAGGTCATTCATGATGAGTTCCTGGCCGATACGGCGGCCCGAATGTCTGCTGCCCAGCAGGAGGCAGGAAAGGCTGTCGAGGACGCACACAGGGCCATCGTGAAGGAGTGGGGCGATCCGGAGACCGACACCTATAAGCGCAACGTCGAATTGGCGGATCGTGCAGCCCGCAAGCTGGGCCTTGTCGATGCGTTGAAGAGGCGCGGAGCTATAGGATCGGACGGTTCCGTCATGGACGCGGATTTCGCATTCGCGCTCTCCAAGATCGGGGCTGAACTCTATGCCGAGGACAAGCTGCATGGTGGCCCCACTGCCATGCGCAATCCCTTCTCAGAAAAGCACTTCAATCTGACCGAGCAGGGCAAGCTCGTTCGCGAAGACCCGGAATTGGCGAAGTCATTTATCCGGTCAGCCGGTCTGAAGGTGGAAGACTACTTCCGCGCATGACCTGCCCCGGTGGGCTTAGCCTCCCACCAACGGCCCGTCGAGACGACGCGCCTGTCCCACAGAAGGAAACATTTCCATGGCTGTAACTCGCCTTACGGACGCAATCGTCCCTGAGGTCTTTTGGCCTTACATGCTCAAGCAGACGAAGGAAAAGTCTGCAATCTTCCAGTCCGGCATTCTCCGCAACGATGCGAACCTTGCCGCCTTCCTTACTGGCGGTGGCCGCACGGTGAACGTCCCGTTCTGGAAGGATCTGGACAATACCGAATCCGGTATCGCCAACGACGACCCGGCTTCGACTGCCACTCCCGGCAAGATCGATGCGTCTAAGGACGTTGCTGCTCGTCAGATCCGTACCCGTGGGTGGTCTTCGGCCAAGCTCGTTGCGGAACTGGCCGGTGATGATCCGCAGCGCCGCATTGCCGAACGCGTGGCGGCGTATTGGACGCGTCAGTTCCAGCGCATCCTTGTGTCCACCCTGAATGGTGTCATTGCCGACAACATCGCCAACGACTCCGGCGACATGGTGAATGACATCGGTACGGATGATGCTGGCGATCCGACTGCCGATCAGCTCATCTCCGCCGAGGCCATTCTGGACACGAAGCAGACCATGGGCGATGCGGCGGATGAGCTCGATACGCTCATCATGCACTCGATCCTGTTCACACGCCTTCAGAAGCTGAACCTGATCGACTTCATCCCCGATAGCGAAGGCCGGGTGCGTTTCCCGACTTATCTTGGCTATCGCGTTGTTGTCGATGATGGCGTCAACGCCGTGGCTGGCACGAACCGCACCAAGTACGACACCTATCTCGTCGGTAATGGTGCGATTGCCTGGGCCGAGGTTCCGGTCGCCACTCCGGTGGAAACCGACCACAAGCCGGCGCAGGGCAACGGTATGGGTGTTGACGAGCTCTGGACCCGTCGCCAGTTCGTTCTGCATCCCTACGGCATTGCCTGGACCGACTCTTCGGTTGCTGGTGAGTTCCCGACCAACGCCGAGCTGGCCATCGCTGGCAACTGGAACCGGGTCTATCCCGAGCGCAAGCAGATCGCCCTCGCGGTTCTCCGCACCAACGGCTGATCAATCGAGGGGCGGCTTCGGTCGCCCCTCTCTTTTCCCCTCGAAAGGATAGACTGATATGGCAAATCCGGGCCTGGACAAGAAGCCTGCCGCTCGACACCTGGGCATGCAGAGCGTCATCTACGAAGTGGCAAGCATCATCAAGACACTTGAGGCTGAAGGCGGAGCCCCGCTCGCTGTGAGCGTGATAGCGGCAACGTCCGGTCTGTCTTCCGAGCGGTCGCACTTCTTGCTGGCTCGTCTTGAGGAGACCGGCATCGTTGCCTCTGTGAACGGCGAATACTCGTTCGTCACTGGCGTGGTGGCCCCCTGATGGCGTGGCCGAAAGGAAAGCCCCGCAAATCACCAACTGAGAAAGAGCATCCCATAATGGAAGCCGTAACAACGACCGCCACCGGATCGGTCTCTCTCGTGCAGGCGAATGCGGATGCCCGCAAGACGGCATTGGCTCTGGCAGCCAAGCGCGATGCCTGCATCAATGAAATGCTGAAGCCCTATATCGAGGCATACGGTTCGGACAAGGCGCCCCATGTGCGCCGGTTCTTGCGCGATCTGATCGATGGCAAGCCCCTTACCAAGCCGAAGCCGATTCGCCTCCCTGTTGGAGTTCCCAATGGCTCGTCTCCCGCTGCGTGAGGCTGCTCGTCCCGTAGAGATCGAGGACGAGGACGCCAAGGACTATGTCAAGCCGCACGGCCTGACGGCAGAGCAGCAGGAAGCGCTCTATTTCGCGCGTAAGCGCCGCAAGATGCGTCTGGGCTTCTATCAGCCCGACCAGGAATAGACCCGCCTTTATCAGCGTCGTGAGACGCCGAAGTTGATGTAAACCCCTGAATCTGCTATAAAAATCGGGCCTCCAACGGTGTTTGCACCACCGCGAGGCCCTGACCAAAACGAACCTGAACGGAGGCTCGAATGGCTACCCAACGTATATGCTCTGTGGAGGGGTGCGGCAAGTCGCATTCGGCTAGGGGATTATGCGGAGCGCACTACCGCAAATGGAAGCGCTACGGTGACCCGCTCGCCGGAGGAACGAGAACGGCGAACGGAAAGCCGTTTGACTTCATCGAGAAAACTGTCCTGCCCTATGATGGCGACGAATGTATTCTTTGGCCTTTCGCCAAAACGGAACGCGGTTATCCGATCATCTACCTTGATGGACACAATACGACCGCATCGCGCCTTGTCTGTGAAATCACCAATGGACCAGCACCAACTCCCGCCCACCAGGCCGCACACTCGTGTGGAAATGGGCATCTGGCTTGCGTGACAAAGGGTCATCTTCGCTGGGCAACCGTCTCTGAAAACAAGGCCGACATGGTGGACCACGGTACGCGAATGCGGGGCGCGGCGATCCCTACCGCAAAGCTTTCTGAACAAGATGTACGCGTCATTCGCAGCCTAGAGGGATCAATGTCCCGCAAGGCTATTGCAGAGCGATATGGCGTAACGGCATCGCTGGTTTGGTGCATTTTCAAGCGTAAGGCTTGGGGATGGCTGGAATAGGTCACCGCAATGGCAATTGATGAAACCAGTATATACAATCTGGCCTTTGACCTGTTGGACGAAGAGGTCGCCATTGACCCTTCCGATGACAGGGCACCTGTTCGCTGGATGAAGCGCAATTACGCGCCTGTCCGCGATGCCGTATTGCGCCGTCACCCCTGGAATTTCGCCCTGGCTCGCGCGTCGCTCTCGGCTCTTTCGGATGCCCCTCCGTTTGGGTGGAAATATCAGTACCAGCTTCCCACCGAATGCCTTCGGCTGCTTCCGCTGACGGAAGGCGCTCTGTTGAATGGCGCCCCGGTCAAACACGAGGTCGAGGGGCGCCGGGTTCTCACCAATGCAAAAGCCCCACTCAAGATCCGCTATGTGCAGCGAGTCGAGGATCCAAACCAATTCGACCCGCTCTTCACCCAATTGCTCGCCGCTGAACTCGCCGTCAGGGCCGCAAACTGGATCACCGGAAAGCAAAGCTATGCTGAACGCGTCGGCCAGATGGTGCGTGAACTGAACGAGCAGGCGACGCTTCTGGATGCCCTTGAGGGCACGCCCGCTGATCCTCTTGACGAAGACCTGATCGCCGTACGGTTTCGCTGATGCCAGTCTTTGCTCAACAGCCGGCGTTTTCTCGAGGTGAGATTAGCCCGCGCCTCTGGTCGCGTGCCGACATCTCTCATTATGCCCTTGCCCTGAAGGAGTGCACCAACTTCACAGTAATGCGGCAGGGTGGGTTGACCCGTCGCACGGGAACGCAGTTCATCAACGAGGTTAAGAACTCCTCGCAAAGGGTTCGGCTTATTGATTTCGTGTTTTCAACACAGCAGGCTTATGTCCTGGAGTTCGGCCACCTTTACATGAGGGTTTATGCCTCGGGCGGCATAGTGACAAGCGGCGGCAGTCCGGTTGAGATCGCCACGCCCTATACCCAAGAGGAGATTTTTGACCTGCACTACGTCCAGTCTGCGGATGTTCTTTACATCGCGCACCCGCAGCACTTCCCTCAAAAGATCAGCCGGACATCGGACACTAGCTGGTCGATAACAGATGTGGTGTTCAAGGATGGGCCATACCTGGACACCAATGATACTGCAACAACACTAACACCGGCATCAACCGGCCTGCTAGGCATAGTACATGTCGACGCGTTAGAGGCGAGTGGCACACAGGAGATTGGCGCCGCTGGTGTGTGTAGCGGATACACCATTCAAGTTTCTACGCAGTCCATTGACGATGCACCGTGTGAGTGGACATTTGAGGGTTTCAATGGGTCGGCATGGATAGGCCTTGATACTCAGTCATCCCAGACAGGGTGGTCGCGTGGAGAAACCCGATTCTACGAATTGAACAACAAAGTATCCTTTCAGAAGTATCGGGTTGTCTGGTCGGGGAATAATGGCGCCGAGGGTACCGTTTTTGCCATTGCGCTGACACAAAGCGGAGAGACGCAGACCCCTTTCAATCTGACTGCCTCCAGTACAACAGGCATCAACAATGACACAGGCTTCCAACCGAGCGACGTCGGACGACCAATAAGGCTTCTTGGTGGCGATGGGCGGTGGCGGTGGGCGCAAATTGTGTCCTGGGTGTCTAGCACCGTTGTCACAGTCAGGTTGTTTGGATTTGCTCTACCTAACGTAAATCCGGTAGCGAGTTGGAGGCTGGGTGCCTTTTCTACTTATTCGGGTTTCCCGGGGCGTGTCGGTTTCTATCAGGAGCGCTTGGTATGGGCTCGTACTAGCACGCAACCGCAAACCGTCTGGTTCTCTAAGACAAGCATCCTGGACGACTATGGCACGTCGCAGCCCGTGCTAGCCGATGACGGCCTTTCATTTACGATCCTTTCCGAGAGCGTGAACGAGATAAAGTGGGTCAAAGAGGGCTCCGACCTTCTGATAGGCACCTCTGCTGGCATTCGATCGCTGGGGCCGTCTGACAATTCCAATGCGTTCGCTCCCGACAATGTTTTGCAACGCCGGCATGTCAACTACGGCTCATCCGATATGCAGCCCGTCGAGGTAGGGCAGGTTACGCTGTACGTGGATCGGTTTCGAAAAGGGGTGCGTGAGGCTATGTACTCCTTCGAAAACGATTCCATTGTGGCGCCAGAGGTGACGGTGCTGTCGGAGCACATTTTCGGGCGAGGCATTTCGGACCTCGCATATCAGGCTTCTCCTGTCTCGGTCCTTTGGCTTGTGCTCGATACGGGCGAGCTTGCCGGGATCACCTATGAGCGCGAGCAGGAGATGTTCGCGACACACGTTCATCGGCTTGGTGGCCGCTTTGGCGCCGATGATTTTGGTCACGTCGAGAGCGTTGCGGCGATCCCCGGAGATAATGGGGATGAACTATGGCTGATCGTCAAGCGGACGATCAACGGACAGACTAGGCGCTACGTCGAGCGCTTGTCCGAGGCGTTCGATGGCGATCTGCCGCGTGCGTTCTTCGTGGATTGCGGACTTACCTATGACGGGGCACCTACCAGCACCTTCTCAGGGCTTGGTCATTTAGAAGGGGAGGAAGTCGCTATCCTTGGCGACGGCGCGGTGTTTCCGTCGCGGACTGTCGTTGGGGGTCAGGTGAGCCTTCAGGACGGTGAAAAGGTATCCAAAGCCTCCATCGGTCTTCCGTACCACAGTCAAATTCACACGCTGGATCCAGGTGTATCGCGCGGCGATGGCTCTGGTCTGGGCCGCAGGAAGAAGATTACCAAGGTCATGGTTGATCTTTACGAGACAGGTCAGCTGATGGGGCGCACTGCCGGAAGCGCCAAGGCTGAAACCATCGTCCTGCGCTCAACATCGGATTTGATGGACGAGCCTGTCCCTCTCACAAGCGGATGGAAGACCTTCCGCCCCGATGGCGGATGGGGTGAAGCGCCTGGCGAAGTGGTCCTGTTCGTGGACCTGCCAGTGCCCGCCTCGATACGCTCTGTGACCCCTGTTATTGAACCGGAGCCCTGATCATGTGCTTTCCAGCTTTAGCAGGTTTGCCTCTCATCGGCGGTTTTTTTAGCGGCGGTTCGGGACTGGCGACGGCTGCTTCTGTGGCTGGAGCAGGCCTTAGTGCCGTGGGTGCAATTCAGTCTGCAAACGCGCAGGCAGCGGGGCTACGTCAGCAGGCGGAGTTCAATGAAAGGCAAGCTGAAATCGAGGCTCAGCGCGGGGCATTTGAGGCTCAGCGTGAGCGTGAAAACGCGCAGCGCCTCCTCGCCCGTCAGCGTGCCAATTTCGCTGCCTCTGGCGTAGCCCTGGAGGGATCACCCACAGCGGTGATAGAGGACACGGCAGCGGAGACGGCATTGGACATCGCGTCGATCAGGTATGGCTCTGCATTGCGTGCCGGGAACTTCCGAACTCAAGCCGCCTATGACAGGGCCAATGCCAGCAGTGCCCGCACAGCTGGGTTCATCAGCGCAGGGACTAGCCTGTTCTCCGGCCTTGCCCGTACCCGTCTCTCCAACCCCTACAGTGTTGGCTAATGGCGCGCATCCCCACCTACACAAGACAAGCCTCGCTCGATACGGCTGCGGGAACCATCCCGAACACGCGTATAAGCGGAGCTGTTGGCGAGGCCCTGGCCGGCGCCGGTCAAGAACTGTCTTTCATCGGAGAGCGCCTTGCTTTACGCGAGCGCCAACGTGACGAGTTTTTGACGCAACAGCGCTTCCAGCAGATGGGTTCTGCAATCGAGCAGGATTTCATGGCTCTGCAGCGCGACATGGACCCGACCGGTAAGGGTTTCCACGACACGGCGATGCAGACCTTCGACAAGAAGGCCCAGGATTTCCTTGCATCGGTCCCAGAGCATTCACGAGAGAAGTGGGCCGAGCGCGTTCGAACGCTCTACGCCGACACCTCGAACCGTGTTGCGGCGGAAGAGGTGAAACAGTGGGATGCCTATCAGACCACTGAAACGACGAAGATGCTGGATCAGCTTGCGACCGGCATTAACCAATACGGTCCGGGCAGCATGGAAAGCTACCTCACCCAGGGTGAGGAAATCATCAATGCGACCAGCCTGCCGAAGATTGCCAAGGAGGAGTTGTCCCGCAAGTGGCGGGAGGCCGCGCAAACCACCGCGCTCATGGCAATGCCGCCAGAGGAACGCAAGCGTGCGCTCGGTGATGCACTCGGCATTGATATCCCAGCCTCTACGTCTTCTGTCGTTGATCGAATCGTCGGCGTAGAGAGCGGCGGAAATCCCAACGCCAAGAACCCAAATAGTTCGGCAACCGGCGCCGGTCAGTTCATCGATTCAACGTGGATCAATATGATCCGCAAGCACCGTCCTGACTTGGCGGAAGGCAGAAGCCGCAGCCAAATCCTCGCATTGAGGACAAACGGCGATCTGTCACGCGAAATGGTGCAGCGTTACGCGGAAGAGAACGCAGCACAATTGCAAGCGGCAGGCTTCCAGCCTACGGCAGGGAATGTCTACCTGGCGCACTTCCTTGGCCCCCAGGGCGCAATCGATATGCTGCGGGCTGATCCGAACGCAGATGCGGCCAGCGTCAATCCGGCAGCAGCAAAAGCCAATCAATCGATCTTCTATCGCCGCGGAGTGCCGAAATCTGCGGCGCAGGTGGTTGCCTGGGCAGAGGATAAGATGGGTGGCACGCGGCATGCGTCGGATATCCGCAGGCCGCTCAGCAAGCCAGATCCCCGCTTCCAGGATGTTTCTCTCGATACGCGCATCAAGCTGATAGAGCAGGCAGACAATGAAATCCTGGCGCGTCAACGCGAGGAGCAGGCGCAGCGTACTGCGACTCTCGCAAGCCTGAAGGATAACTTTTCGCTTCGCATCGCAACGGGTGACCCGTCGCTGACGCAACAGGACATCCTCGATTCGAGGCTTGATGATGGCGACAAAGCGGCACTTATCAATTCCTACGTCGCCAAACGCGGTGAAGAGGTCGCGACAGCTCAGGCACTTGACCAGTTCTCGTCCGGTGCCCTGAAAGTCGATCCCTATGATACGAAGGGCCGCGATACGGTCGATAATGTTTATGGCGCGATCCTGACCGGCGTCCCGCAAGAGCAGATTGTACCCGTCACGGAGGAATTGGTTAGGCAGACGGGGGTTGTGCCCAAGCAGGCTTTGAGTGCGATCCGGCAGGGCATTGAGAGCCAAGACCCCAATCAGGTCGCCATGGCATTGCAGGCGGCCCAGCGTATTGCGACGGTGAACCCCGCGGCTTTGGCACGCCGTGATGGCGGGCAGACCGTGCAGGACGCCGCGGACGACTTCAGCTATTACGTGAACACGCTCAACCTTTCGCCGGAGCAGGCTGCACGGCGCATCATGGAAAAGCGCGACCCGGCCAAGCAGCGCGACCGGAAGGCCCTAGAACCCCTTGCCAAGCAATTCACCAAGGAAATGGAGGGGGTCGATCTTGCGGCAGAGTTTGACGATAGTGTCCTTGGCTGGCGGTCGAACCCGGAACTTGGTTTCTCCCCGGCGCAAGAGGCGGGGTTGAAGGCTGAATTCATTGCCATTGCAGAAGATGAATTCTATCGCGCCAATGGTGACCCTGAGCTGGCCAAGAATCGCGCCCTTGAGACCATGAAGCGCCTTTATGGTGTGACGACGATGACAGGACGTCGAGTGGTGATGAAGCACCCGCCTGAACGCTATTGGCCCGATCTGAGTGAGGGCTGGATGGAAGACCCTCTGAATTATGCTCGCCTTCAGCTTGAGCAGGATCTGAAAGAGCTAAGCCCAGACGCGGATATGTCCAGAGTGCAGGTTGTCACGACGCCTCAGACCGATGCAATGGTCAAGCGCGGAGAGATGCCTGCCTATGCCGTTCTCTACATGGATGAAAACGGGGTGCTTCAGACAATGCCCGGAAAGCTATGGCGCCCTGATTTGGCGAGGGAAAGCGCGAGGGCTGAGAACATTGAAGCAGCGCGGGAACGCGATCAGCAACTTCGCGAAGACCTTGCCCGTGATGAGCAGCAGGCAATTCAGCGGGGCATGGACCGCGACCGCTCGCTTGATATCTTCCTTGAGGGGAATCCCCTCACCGGGGAGCAGCGCTGATGCCCTTTATTGAGGAACGCAGGTCGCCTGCTGATTTGGTCAATATCGCACCGCCCGACATGCCGGATAATCCTGACCCGTCGCTGGGCGAGACTTTTGGGGCAGCGTTCCGCACGCAAAACGTTGTTGGCTCCTTCCTGTCGTCGCGCGGCCAGCCCGACCCATATCGGATTGAGCCGGATTTCGATGCTATCGACTATGTGAAGGACGACCCGGAGTTCTCGCCTTACGTCCAGGAATTCGCTGGTATTTTCAATCGTGAGGCAGCAGACGCGAAGAAAGAGCAGATCAAGCGCGAGCTTGCCGACCAACGAACCATTGAAGCGGCGGGCGTGACCGGTGTGATTGCCTCTATGGCTGCTGGTGTGGTGGACCTGCCGACGCTTCTTGTCCCGGGTAGCGTCGTAAGCACGGGTGTACGCGCGACGGGCTCCATTGCCGTGGGCACTGCAATTGGCGCGGGTCTTGACGCTACAGTTTCCGAGCTCGGATTGCAGGCTACGCAGGCCACCAGAACGGCAGAGGAAAGCGCAATCAACATCGGCGGCTCCGTTGTGCTCGGCGGCGCCCTTGGCGCTCTGGTGGGCCGCTATCTGTCGCCCAAGGCCACGGTTGGATTGTCCCGTAGGATCGAGGGACAAGAGCGGGCATTCGAGGAGTTCGATCAGGCATTCATCAACACAGGGGGAGCGTCCGCAGGTGCGGCGGCAAGAGAACGTGGGCCGCTGACGCTGAAGGATGAAGCAATTATCAAGCGCCTTCCAGGCATCAATCGTCAGGACCCGCTCATCCGCTCTCAGCTTTCACCCTATGCCACGGCTCGCGAGGCAGTGCGGCGTATGGCGGAAACGCCGCTGGAATATGCAGAGAACGCTCAGGGCGTGGCCACAGAACTTGGTGGTTCGGTCGAGACGCGTATCAAGATGTGGAACGCGCCGCTCGCGAAGACCCTACGCGAGATCGATACTCTCTATGCCAGGTACTATCACGGCACGCCGGAGCCGAGCGCTTGGCAGCGCACGCTTTCGCCTGCACTCTCGGAATTGGATCGCGTAAGAGGAGGGCAGAAGCTCACCTACAAGCAGTTCAAGGAGGAGGTAGGCCGCGCCGCCTATATGGGCGACACGCACGAAATCCCCGAGGTGGCACAGGCCGCGAAGTATTATCGCGAACTCGATGAAGCGATGAAGAAGGCCGCTATCGAGGCGCGTCTGTTCCCCGAGGATGTTGGGGTTGCCGGCGACATCTCTCACCGCTTCCGCGTCTACAATAGGGAAAAGATCGTCGCTCGCCGCAACGAGTTCACCGATATCCTTTTTGATTATTTCCGTGGCGCGCGTGACGCGGCGGCCAAAACCGATGTTGGGGCTGCCGTTGATGATACTGCCCGCAGGGCCGCGCTTCAGGCGGAAGAGTTTGGCCGGCTTTCCGACGCCGAATTGAAGGGCGTGGTGGACGAGGTGATCGACACGATACTTGGCAACGCCGAGGGGCGCATTCCCTACGATATCGTGGCCGGCCCTCGTGGTCCTCTGAAAGAGCGTGTGCTGAAGATCGAAAGTGCGAAAATCCACGAATTCCTAGAGAACGACATTGAGACTGTATTGCGCATGCAGATGCGCACGATGGCCCCGGATGTGGAGCTGGCCAAGAAGTTCGGAGATGTGAACCTCACTGAGGAAATCCGCAAGATCAATGACGAGGCCAACGCCGCCATTGCCAATGCCAAAACTCAGAAGGAACGGCAGGCGTTCGAGCGCGACCGCAAGGCGGCAATACGTGACATAAAAGCGATACGGGACCGATTGAGGGGCACTTATGCCCTGCCGTCTGATCCGTCATCGCTGGTGGTTCGGGCGGGCAGGGTGGCGCGCAACCTGAACTATGTTCGCCTGCTTGGCGGTATGACGCTCTCAGCCATACCAGACATGGCGAAGGTGGTATTTACACACGGGCTGATCAGTACGTTCCGAGACGGCTTTCTGCCGCTGATCAGCAACTTCAGAAAGTATCGGTTGGCTTCGGACGAAGTGAAACTCGCTGGCACGGCGCTTGATATGGTGCTCGATTCCCGCACCATGGCGATGGCTGACATCACGGACGATTTCGGGAGGCACTCAAAGTTCGAGCGCGGTCTGTCTGCGATTTCATCGAAGTTTGGTGTCGTTTCGCTCATGGCTCCCTGGAATGCGGCCATGAAGCAGTTTGCAGGCGTCGTGACTATGACGAACATCTTGCGCGCTGCTGAGCGTGTCGCTACGGGTGCGGCAGAGAAAGGCGATGTTCGCAAGCTGGCGGCGTCGGGCATCAACCTTGATCTGGCCAAGCGCATAGCAACGGAATTCGCAGAGCATGGCGAGCGCGGCGAGGTGTGGCTTGCGCAAACAGGGGCTTGGGCTGACAGGCAGGCGGCAGAAGCATTTCGCGCGGCGGTTGTTCGCGATGTGGATAGGATAGTTGTTACGCCCGGGCAGGATAAGCCTCTATGGATGAGCACGGAACTTGGCAAGACAGTTGGCCAATTCAAGAGCTTTGCCGTGTCGTCCATGCAGCGCACCATGCTTGCGGGGCTCCAGCAGAGAGATGCAGCCGTGCTGAATGGTACGCTGCTTATGCTCGGTCTTGGCGCTGTGACTTATGCGGTTAAGGAAAAGGCCGCTGGCCGCGAACTCTCGGACGACCCACGGGTGTGGGCGGTTAATGCCCTTGACCGCTCTGGCCTGACTGGATGGCTTATGGAGGCCAACAACATCTCGGAAAAGGCCACACGTGGTCGTGTGGGGCTTTCGGCGGTCTCAGGCGAGCAAGTAAGCCGCTACGCCTCCCGGAACGTCTATGGCGCTTTCCTGGGGCCTTCAGCGGACGCAGTGGCGGATATCTTCCAGGTGTCGGGGTCGATCTTCGCCGGCGATACTACCCGAGCGGATCTTAGGCGCGCACGGATGCTTGTCCCAGGGCAAAACCTGTTTTATGTTCGCGGTCTGTTTGATCAGGTAGAGGAAGCGGTCGGCGAGGGCCTTGGACTTCCGGAGAGACGGACCAATTGACAGCCTTCGCCCATTCACTCCTTGCAATGTTTTCACTATTTGTCGCGCCGCTTGCCGGATGGGTGTCGATCCAAGCGCTCAGGGATCACGAGCGTTCGTTGGCCCTGAAAAGTGGCCTGCTTTGCATCATTGCTGCAATGCTGTGGCTTAGCGCCCCAAAGAACGAAACTCGCTATTCGGACAACTGCTTCATTGATTGGGATGCCCGATCTAACGCGACAGTGTGTGACTAACGACTCTCTGTCCTTATCGCCTGTAAGGATAGTTCATGCTGAAGAGCAAGTGTACCCAGTTGATCCACTTTGCGTTCCAGTTCTTTAATCCTCGCCTCTTGCTCTGAGATAATTTGCGTCTGCTCGTTGTGTAGGCAGACTAGGCGGTCAACTTCTCCGAGCAGTTTATCTGTAGCGGTCGCACTCATCTTAAGCATTGCATAGTTGGTGCAACTAGCGTGGGCAGGGACCGCGGCAACCGTCAGAGCGAGCGTTAATAGTGATCTATGCAAGAACTCCTCCATTGAGAGGATGAAACAGTAACGAACTGCGAAATGCAAGAGCCGCTCTCTGAGGCGGCTTTTTCATTGCCCGAACATCGGCCTTGGGCAAGCCGACCCGGCCCGCTGTGACAGCGCGCCAGTCCCTTAGATGGAGCCCTCCATACATGACTGTCACGAACGAGAACCGGTCCGTCACCTATAACGGAGACGGAAGCACCACTGTGTTCCCTGTTGCCAATGACGGCGTAATCTACTTCCTTCAGGCGACCGATCTGCTTGTTACGCTGATCGATGCCGATGGAACGGAGCATGTTCAAGCTCTGACAACCAACTACACGGTGTCGGGCGCAGGGGATAAAAACGGCGGTTCCGTGACGATGCTTACGCCGCCTGCTGCAGGCCAGAAGCTGCGCATTGAGCGGATAGTGGATATTCTCCAGCCGACCAACTACCCCGAGAACACCAAGTTTCCTGCTGCCTCGCATGAACGCGCGCTTGATCGTCTGACGATGATCGACCAGCAGCAGCAGGGCGAGATCGACCGCGCTCCTAAGTTCTCCGAGACGAGCGGATTTAAGAACGTTGAGCTACCCGCGCCGGAGGACGGTAGGGGCATCAAGTTCGACGCCGAAACGGGCAAGTACGTCAACACGACGTTTGACCCAGATCAGGCACAAGCGGATGCTGAGGCAGCAAAGGAAGCTGCCGAGGCGGCAAAGCAGGCGGCGGAAAACGCACAGGAGGCAGCTGAGAACGCAGAGATAGCAGCAGAGGCCGCCGCCGCTGATGCGGAGCAGTCCGCAGCATCCTCTGCCGGCACTGTCCCTATATCTAACAGGTCGGCGCTTAAGGCGCTTAATACCACGGCGAGGAAGGCTGCGGTCATCTATGATGAGGGTGGCCGCAACGGCTTCTTCCTTTGGCGGGAAGGCGATTACTCCGCTCAAGTTGCCGCCGACACAGCAGAAGGCATCTACATCAAGGCAGATGGGGTTGCCGCCACGTCCGGGGCATGGGTCCGCGACTTCAAGCTCCCGGCCAAGGCATCTTGGTTCGGGGCTGATCAGGCGGCAATCGAAGCCGCCCATGCCGTTGTCGATGAGATGCTGATCGACCGGCCGGTTGCAATCACCTCGACGGCGACTTGGCCGAACGGGAAGAACTATCTCTTCGTCAATGGCGGGCAGCTGGACATTGCCAACGGCGTAACTCTCACCATTCGCGGTCAGGTTTCCGCTGGTGTTTGGAAAGGCTTGCCGTCCTCAGCGCCGCGCAAGATCTTCAATACCACCGGTACAGGAAAGGTGGTCGGGCTTCGCTACACGAGGCCCGAATGGTGGGGTGCTCTGAGAAACGGCACGTCGGACGACGCCCCAGCCTTCAACGCCGCCCAGCAGTGCATGGAAGAATCCATGTCATCGGATGGAGAAATATGTTTCGAGCTATCGGCGGGGAGCTACGGCTTAGGCCGTTCTGTTAAGTCCACCGTGAAGTCCAACTACCGGCCTGTCTGGAGAGGTCAGGGAAGTACCGGCGCGACGATGCTCGTTGCGCTGGCGTCGTTCTCGACAGCGAACGGAACGGCGGCAATTCAGCTCGGCGGTGGAGCGTCTGAGATAACATTCGATGGTTGTCATATTGCTGGTTTCCGGCTGGTCCCCCAAGCTGGTACGAGCGCCTCGACAGGCGTTCTTGTCGGCGGCTCTGCGGCGACAATCCATGCGGGGTCTCATAACGCCGGCATCTTCGAAGACGTGAATGTCTATGACTTCGATACGTGCTGGAGGATCAAGAACGCTCGGCTGTTTACTCTTCGAAAGGTAGGGGGCTGGGTCCAGACGAACGACAACGCCTACGCGCTCGAGATAGAAGCCATTAACGGCGAAACCACTGCCGACTTGGAAATCGAGAACTGCCAGTTCGTCGCGTCGGCTACCGGTGCCACATCCATGCGGATCAACGGGTTTGGGACCAATTCGCTGCTTACGGGCATCCGGTTGCCTGGTACAATTTTTTATAACGGCGGCATCACCATATCGTCCTCTAGCGGGGCACGTGTGTGCGATGTCTGGTTCGATGGCGGCTGGCAGCTCGACGTGTTCCGCTCCCCGATACAGATTGCCTGCGATGGCGCGACGTCCCAGCTCTATAACCTCAACTTCAATAACGGCTACTTTGCTGGTGCGCTCAGCGGGAATGTGATGGCGTTTAACATTTTCACCGCCAACAGTGGGAAAGTGCGAGGTGTGCGGGTGCGGGGGAACACATTCATCAATACACAGGGCGACGTTGTGTTCGCCAACGGCAATGTTCAAGGATATTTTGTCGAGGACAACGTGTTTATCGACGCTGAAGGAGGCAACTTGATCACAGTAGGCTCCGGTGTTTCCGGGGCGGTTGTGACTGGTAATATTGTCGCACGCCATTTTCGAACGGTCACCGCAGACGCCCTGGTTGCAACTCTCTCGGGCGCAAACTACTATGCCATCCGCAACAACATGACAAACGGGCTTGCTGCGGCGGCGGTTAACGACGCGGCGGTAGGAGCACAGCGGATCGTGGACGGAAACTTATAGTTCTGGGGAGGGGTGGAGCAGGTGACCGCAGCAGTAGAGATGGCTCAACAATATGCTCGGTCTCACGCTCAAGGGTCTGTGCCTGACTATGAAAGCTTGCTGGAGCGGGCGTACAGTCGCCTGCTCAAACCAGGCCATGTCGTCATTGACATTGGAGCCCACGGCGGACGGCACACAGAGCCTTTCCTAGCAGCCGTGGGCCCGCGTGGTCGCGTCTTTGCCTTCGAGCCATTGCCGCACATGGCTTCTGCACTCTCCTCCAGATTTTCCCGCATTTCCAACTGTTCGGTCTATGCGAAGGCGCTAAGTCGTACCCCAGGCAGAGCAGCCTTCACCTTTGTTCGCAATGCACCCGAAGAGTCAGGACTACGCCGGAAGGCTTACAATATCCCCGACCCTGAAACCGAGACGATCCAAGTTCCGGTGAGCACACTCGATAAAGAGTTTCGGTGGCGGTGGAGGCTGGACTATATCAAGATCGATACTGAGGGTGCAGAAATAGACGTGCTTGAAGGCGGCCGCAATCTTATCCGCCGTTGCAGCCCAATCATCAGTGTCGAATACGGACGTCCCGCCTACAGCGCTTACGGCCACACGGCAATGACACTTTACGAGCAGGCCCGGTCCATGGGGTACGTCTTGGGAGATTTGTGGGGCAACCCCATAAGAACTCCTGAAGCATGGCAGAAAGTTTGCGATGCGGCCTATTGGGATTATTTCATGATTCCAGAGGCCCGTATCGATGAATGGTCGCGAGCGCTGAAGTCATAGCGCACGTACCACCAACTAGGTCTGCCTCGCAGCCGCCTCCGGGCGGCTTTTTCTTTGGACGTCGCGAATGACACGGCTTCTCGGCTCCCTCTCTCGCGCTCTCAACTACTGGACGGGCGGGGAGAGGGGAGAAAGCCTTTGTGGTCGATTCTGCCGTGTCTATGGCTCTGATGCTCTGATATGCCGCTTCATTGATTGGGTGCTAGGCGACCACCATTGCCTGGACGAGTGCATTGCGCATCTGCGGAAGAGGTCGGGGAAATAGCCGATTATAACCGGTTATAGCACCTTCTCCCTATAAATGAGGTTGGCGGGCCGGGGCGCAACTCCCGGCTTTCGACGCGGGTTCCCCGAATGATGCTCTTCGGGGGCCGTCCGCTCAGCAGCATCGCCGCCGCCAACCCTGAAACCATAGCAAATCAAGCAAAAAAAGGGAATCCCGATGGAGAGTAATTTCCAGCGGTCGCTCTCGCTTGTCCTCAAGTGGGAGGGCGGTTTCGTCAACCATCCTAAAGATCCTGGCGGCGCGACCAACAAGGGGATCACCCTTGCGACCTTCCGCCGATACATCGACAAGACCGGTACCGTGGACGATCTGAAACGCATCACGGATGCCCAGGTAGCAAAGGTCTATCGTGAGCAATACTGGGATGCGGTGAAGGGGGATGATCTCCCAAGCGGTGTTGACTACGCCGTCTTTGACTTCGCCGTGAACTCTGGACCATCGCGAGCAGCCAAGTATCTGCAAGCCGCAGTAGGCGTGACACAGGACGGCAAGATTGGCCCCGTCACCATCGCCGCCGCGAAGCGCATGAACGCTGTCGATCTCGTCGCGGCGATCTGCGCCAAACGCATGGCCTTCCTCAAGGGGCTGAGCACCTGGCCGACCTTCGGCAAGGGCTGGACGAACCGCGTCAATGACGTGGTGCGGGAGGCGGCAAAGATGGTGTCGGAAACACCGACATCACCGCAGCCCGCGCCCGAAACGGGAATTCCCGCTTCGCCCAAACCATCCCTCCTTTCCCTTCTCCTCTCCTTCCTCTCCAAGCTGTTCAGGAGGTCCAAATGAGCGGCCCAATAGCTCGAATCCTACTGCGCTATATCGCAGGCGCACTCGTCGCCAAGGGTATCCTAGACCCAGACGGTGCGGCCTTCCTCAACACAGACCCTGACCTGATCGAGCTCGCTACCGCCGCGGTCGGCGTCCTTGTCGGGCTCGGCACCGAATATGCCTATCGCCTAGCCAAGCGTCTGGGTTGGGCGACATGACAGCGCTTCTGCTCTCCTTCCTCTCAAGCCCGACAATGCTCGCTATCGGGGGCGGTCTCGTCGCCGTCATTGTGGCCTTCATGAAGGGCCGTACATCGGGGGCGGCACGAGAGCGGCAGAAGCAAGCCGGTGAGCGCCTCAAGGCACGCGCCGAGGCCGATAGAATCGATGATGAACTGTCGCGCATGGAGGCTGACGATTTACGCGAGGAGTTGGCGAAATGGTCAAAACGCTAACTCTCGTTGTGCCAATTGGCATGTTTCTGCTCTCTGGATGCCAAACGACAGGCGGTTCATTCTGTGATCTCGCCAAGCCAATTCGCCCCACCCGCCAACAAATCGATCAACTAACAGACGAGCAAGTCAACCGACTGCTCGGACACAATCTTCGGGGACAACGCCTATGTGGGTGGAAGCCATGATGGAGCGCGCTACCAACGCCATAGCAGCTGGGGCCGTGGCCTCTCCGTGGTGGCTTCCTTCTCTTGCTGACGTGTCTCAATTCGCGGGGCTTCTGCTCCCAATCCTGGGCGTGATCTGGCTTCTGGTGCAGATCATCACAAAGCTTCTCGACCGGAAGTAATCCCTCAACACATAGGAGGCCCGCATGAGGGCTCTAATTGCCGTGGTGGCGCTCGCCGCTGCGCTCCTAACCGCGTGCTCGCTGCCAGCGCGTCACGCTCCTGCCGATGCCATGGTCAAGGTCATCACCAAAGGCGGCCATGGCTCTGGGTTCCACATCGGGAATGGATACCTCATTACTGCGGCCCATGTGGTTGGGGTCGCTGAAAAGGTCTCTCTCAAAACATCGCTAGGGGGATCGACAGAAGCCGAAGTGCTTTGGAGCAACAAGGCCTATGACATCGCCCTCCTACGCTTGTCGGGCCCGGCTGAGTTGCAGACCGCGCCGCTAGTCTGCCGCGTGCCTCAGATTGGCGAGGCTATCACTGCAAAGGGCAACCCGGTCACCGCAGAGTTCATCACTGTGTGGGGGAGGGTGGCCGGATCTGAACGGGAGATGGGGCCATGGCGCTCGGTTGTCGTGACAAACATCGCGACTGTTCCGGGCCAGAGCGGTGGACCTGTCTTCGACGCCGGGGGCAATGTCATTGGCGTCACAGTCGGCGTAATGGCTTCTCCGGTTGGCTTCAGTGTTTCGCTGGTTGGGATCGGCTACGTGGTCCCGGCCCGAGCGGTGTGTGATCTTCTCGCGCGGGGTGCTTGATGATCATCGAATCCCTGGATGAAGCGACCATCAACAAGATCATTCAGACCTACAGAGAGACAGGAAACTATAGAGAGGCAGCGCGGCGCTGCGGAGTGTCTGACAGCACCGTGCGGAAGTATGTTGGCCGGGCCCGGACTGAGGTGCGATACACACCCGACCTTGGCGATTTGGGAACAGGCAAGCCGCGCATCCGGGTCCGGGCTTACAACCCCAACATGACGCGGGACATGCAGGCGCGCCGCGTGATCTGCATCGGGGACATGCATCGCAAACCGGGACAGCCTCTAGACCTCATGCGCTGGATAGGGCGGTATGTGGCAGAGAACCGTCCTGACAACGTGGTGCAGATCGGTGATCTCCTCGACATGGAGAGCTGCGAATCCCACAGCGCTCCGGGGTCGGCGGCTCAAATGCAGCGACCGTCAGTCATGGATGAGATCGATCACGGCGACGAATCCCTGAGCGAGTATCATAAAGAAGTCGGCGTCGGGGAAATCCCGCACGACGTCACGTTGGGCAATCACGAGTTCCGAGCGAACCGGCTTGAGGAACTAGCCCCCAATCTCGCCGGGACCATCACGCTCCAGATCGACCAACTGTTTTCCCGCTATCGGTGGGCCATCACACCCTATAAGCACTGGATGTTCCTTGAAGGCGTGGGCTTCACTCATGTCCCGCTGAGTATCATGGGCAAGCCAGTGGGCGGCAGATACCCAGAGAACACAATCGGGAATCAAGCCACGCATTCAGTGGTCTTCGGCCACACCCACCGCTGGAACCATGTCACCGTCCCAAAGATCGGCATCAACAACTCGATCACGGTAACGAACGTGGGTTGCGCGATGCCCTACGGGTACATCCCTCATTACGCCGATGGCTGCACGACTGGCTATTCCTATGGCATCGCGGATCTGCGGTTGCGCGGTGGCCGTGTCGAAAGTGCCAGCTTCATCTCAATGCTAGACTTGGCTGAGAAGTACGCATGAGCGAACAGCAGGCTATCAAAATGTTCCTGGACAACGCCGGGGGCGACCCTTTGGAGGCGCTCCGAATTGCGGTAAAATGCCTTGCAGTCTCAGGCCACTGCATAAGCGCCGGGTTCATCCGCAAGTCGCCCTATGACCATATCAACCCACCAGAAGCACGACATGAACCGCTCGATGCCTAAATCTTCGGATGGCGGTCCGACCGACTATTACCGATTGCCCAAAGACGCCCGCGAACTGAATGACCTGATCGAATTCAAGAACATGTCGTTCGCTCTCGGCAATATCTTCAAGGCCTGCTATCGCTTCGGAGAAAAGGATAGCGCTTCACGCCTCTACGATCTGAACAAGATCATCTATTTTGCCGGTCGGCTGAAGGCGCTGGAAGAGCGCAGGCTTACTGCTTCGTCTTCCCCACAAGGTGAGTAGGCCACTTCTGATAAGTGATCGCGTGAATTTCCTTGGCCACCGCACGGCACTTCTCGCGTTCATTCTCGGTTGCCTCATACCATTCTTTGCGGTTCACTACGCGGCAGAGCATCTGTAGCTGCTGCTGGCTCTCACGATACTCCATTCCGCACCATCCTCTTATGGTAATCGGTCCTGAATCGGGGTGAGACAATCAGCGACCCGCCCTTGTGCCCACATTGCGCGCAGCGGAGTGCTCGTGTGAAGGCATCATTCCCGACAATCATGAAGTCGGACCCAAGCGACTCTTTGAGAGCATCTAAGTCCAGTTCTTCGCGATGCATGCAATCGGGGAACCGGCCACAATAGGCCGTGACCACCATGTCATCGTCAATGTGCTCTTGGATGGTTCCGACCGAACAACTCATGCATGGATTATGTTCCTAGTCTGTTCTTGGAGTCAACGGCGGTGCCGCTCCTCAATTATCTGCGTTGCCTCTCGCAGGAGGACCTCTTTCATTCCTGGGTCTTTGCATATCACGGAGGTGATATAGGCGTACGACTTTTCGCCGTCCTCGTCCTCCTGCTCAACCATTTGCACGAGGACCGCATTGACCGGAAGGTTTGTGCGCATAAGGCCCGTCTCTGTAGCCACCAAATTCGTGATCTCCATAATCGAGCCGTCCGGGTTCCATTTTATCGACGCTTTGTCCATCTCACCCTCCAAACCACCAAAGCCCCACCGCTACCACTAGCGCTATCGCTAGGTAGATTGGCACGTTTCGTTCGTTGAGCCGCACTGTTCCACAATCCCAATGGCGCGCTTGAGCGTGTCGTTCTCTTCTTTAAGCTCCCTCGCGCTGTTCTGAAAGCTTTCCAACTTTTCTGTCGCTACTGAAATGGCGCACGACAAGCAGTGCCATGCTCGCTTGTCCATCTCTACATAGTGACCTCCGCACCGTCTGCATTTCCCCATGTAAGCACCCGGAGCGTACCCGCAGAATGGCCATCTTGCCTCCCCGAGGTCGGCACCGCTTTTCCATTCGATGTTTTTGAGACCGCCCATACTTCCACCTCATGGCGCCGTGAACGAAAAGTAAACATCTGGTGGGAGATTCCGTGGGACTTTTGGTCTGAGGATCTCCACAACAGTGCGATTGTTCCGTTTTTGTGTCGCTACCCTCTTGCGCTCAGGTCGCCGAATCCCTAGAGGAACAACGGCTCGGAGCGTAGCGCAGTCTGGTAGCGCATCTGGTTTGGGACCAGATGTTTTCATAACACTTTCTTCTTTTGTTTCAAATCGTTAGAGCCTTTCCGCGACCGTCGCGTGGGATTTTCCGTGGGAATGGATGCTTCCATCGCGGCACGCAGATCGTCATCCGATACGTGCGCATAGCGCGAGGTGGTCTTAAGGTCTGAATGGCCGAGCAAACGCTGCGCGAGCTTCAGGTTTCCGGTTTTCCGAACCAGCCTTGTTGCCGCCGTATGGCGGCTGTCGTGGAAACGGAAGTTCTCGACCCCTGACCGCTTTCTAGCTCGACGCCATTCCGTCTTGAAACCCTCCATCGTAATGGGCCTGATTTTCCCAGCATCCTCGCGTGGCATCTTCGCAGTGTAGGTAAAGACGTGTTCCACGTGCTTGCCGTGCTCGGTCTTCAGAAGCTCATAGAGGGCTGTTGTCATGGGGATGGTGCGGATCTTATCGCCCTTTCCCTTGACCGTGATGACACGGTTGAAGAAATCTACATCGCGCCAGCGCAACCCAACGATTTCGGCGCGGCGACACCCTGACAGGATCGCGAAACGGAAGGCTGGGGCATAATCTCCGCGAAACGCCGCTACCAGCTTGGCCTCTTCCTCCGGCGTAGCTTCTCGAATGCGCTCCTGTGCTTCTTTGAGGAAGTGCTGTTTCCAGTCGATATCCTGGACGGCTTGTTTCCAAACCTTCTGTGCGCGGCGCAAAATCCCGCGCATGATCTCGTTCACGCTACGGTTGACGGTTGCGTTTGAGACGCCTTCTCCGCGCCGCTTGGCCACCAGGGAGGCAATTTCGCTATCGGAGATGGACGACAGCAGAGTGGTCTTGCCCAACTGCTCTTGTAGCCAATCAAGCGAGCGAAGCGTATCCACATGGTTCCTGTGGTGCTTGCCCACCTCTTCCCAATAACGGGCAGCGGCCACAATGAACGTCATCGGGGCGTTCCCGGTGACGGTAAGCTTCTTTACCCGTTCCTTCTCCCGTGCTTCCCAGCGTTCGGCTTCCCTTTTCGTCGTGCAGCCAGTTGAGCCAGAAAATCGATGGCCACGGTGTTGGAAGTCGTAGCTGTAGGTCTCTTGGCCTTTGCGCCTATAGACTGACATTTCCGGCTCTCCAAAAACTCCCTTAAATCCTCGGGATCATAGCGCCTGGTTTCGCGCTTCTGCCCGAGACCAATGTTGATATATCGAATAAGCCCAGCGCAAGTGAGCGCTCGCAATTGCTTCTCGGAGACGCACAATGCCCGCGCCGCCTGCGCCGGGGAAAGCAGTGACGTCATTCTCTCTGCCCCTCCATAGAGCCAGGGGTGAGGGAGCGGATGGCGGCTTCGCTCTCCTGTGCTTTGGCGCGGAGGGTGGTCGCAGCAGTTGTATTAGGGCTGCCTCTCCCGAAGCGCCCCCTCTTGATGCAATCCTGCGTATTATCCCTATGAGTTCCCCACCTTAAATGATCGGGGTTGCAACATATAGGATTGTCGCAGGAATGGAGCGCAAGCAGCCCCGAGATGGGGGTGGGCCCCTTAGCTAACTCAAGTGCGTGACGGTGAGCGAGGCGCTGCCGTCTGTGCATTTTGAAGCGACCATACCCGGAAGGGTACTTGTTAGCCGTCCAAGGCCAACACTTTTCAGGAGTTCCGATCTCAACTCTCGACCAAAACTCCGCATCAAATTCCCTGTAGCGCTTATCCCACTTAACCGACTGTGCCCGCTGCGAACTGCATTTTCTGGAGCATGTTCTTCCTCTGCCGCGCTTGTACTCGCAAGCTCGCGCTGTGATAAGTGTTCCGCACACAGAGCAAGGATTGGTGACGTATTCGCTACGCATCGCGGCCCTCCATTTTGAGGGCGGCGCGCCCGGCTTCGGATATGACATCGGGAGGCCCGAACCTCACATGCACGTCTTCGTCGTACGGGGCACTCTCGATGTACCCCATCTCTCGCAACCCGATCGTCTGCTCGTCAGAGAGAAAACCTGTCGGGTGCTTCGGTGACAGCCACGCCATATCTCCGTCTTGGCTGAAGACCATCTTGTGCCCGTCCGCCATTGCCTGGAGAACGATGCGCTGCGCTTCCGTCAGCCTACTCCGCATCGCCACCTCCTGCCGTAGGGGCGGCGGGGAGCGCCTGAACCTTTAGATAGCATTCCCCGCAGTAGTGCGAACCAACACCGCCGCGCTCGAAATAGACCCCTGCGGGGTTGCCACATCCTTCTGTCGCGCATTCCCGCGTCGGCCCGCTCTGCACCGCCTTCTCCGGCTTGCCTGCCGTGAGGGCGGAGAGGATGCGCCGCTCGTAATCGGCTTGCGCGGCCTGTTGCGCGGAGGAAGGCCCCAAATAGGTCCGGCAGTCGTTCTCTGGCTGCCATTCCCACTTGTAGTCATCCAGCGTGGCATACCACCCGTCGTCAAATCCTACTTCATAGCGGCCAACGATGCTCTGAGCGTACCACGCCACATGATCATCGATGTATTCAGCCTCCACCCACTCCAGCGGCTTGACCTCCACCGGCTCGCTCGGCTGCGGGTCGGGGTGGGTGAGCCGACTTATCGCAGCCCGAATGAGCGCCTTGTTGCCGATGCTCACCCCTGACCAGTCAGCTTTTGCCATCGCCCCAGCTATGTCGGCGTCCGCCACCGGCTCCCCGGCATTGGCTTCCGCTCTGGCGAGGGCGGCTTGAACAGCATCCTTCACTTGGTTGTAAATTGCTGGCTTATCGCTGTCGCGGAATGCAACCCATGCCGCTTCAAAGATGTCTTCGCTGATCTCAACCATCCCCGCCTCCCTTCACAAGCGAGCGGGCGCGCGTGATTGCGGCCTCAATCTTTCCGCGGGCCGATGGCGAAACATCACTGTGCGGAAGCCCAGCAAGGCACTCACCAACAGTCAGGAAGACCTTTTGAATTGTAGCATCCGCCACGCGCTCCGCGAGCCGGTCGCGCTCAACCAAACGTGCGTGACATTCCTTGGCGTACAGTTCTTTGAACAGATCCCGCTCCCGCTCCAACGCCGCGTTGCTCTCTAGGAGGGTGCGGAGGGCTGTGGCGGCTTCCTCAACCAGCGTCCCGCTTATGGGTTCGCCCATTGTGCGCTGTTCTTCAACATCGGCGTGGAGCCTCTCGATCAGCCCCGCATAGTCTGGTGTGGTCATGGCTGCGCCTCGTCGTAAGAGAGGATGACCCCTGGTATCAGGGCCGGTGAATGGCGGTATTCGGTCGCTATCTCCGCCGCCCGCTGGTCGCGAGCCATGAGGGCGCGGGCGATCACGTTGATTTCATAGGTAACATCGCCATAATCTTCGGGCAGGTTGCGGAGGACTGTGCCTGCGATTTTCTGCGCCTCCCGCATGGTCTCGTCGGGTATCTTATCGGTCATGGATAACCTCTCGGGTGAAAGGGTTGCGCCGCTTGGTGAAGTCCATCTTTGGTGGACGCTTTTCTGATTTCGGGGGCGACGGGATCTTCGTCTTGACCTTGGTCTTCAGGCCCATGAACTGCTGGCGCACGGTCTTGGCTGCTGTCGGAATATCCCGGTGCCGTGTCTTCCAAGCATGGCATTTGGGGCAGACGGCGCGGCAGTTCTCCAGGCTGTTATCCTTGGAATTGGCGTCGAGAATGTAGTGGTCGTATTCGACGCCAAGGCTCAGATCTGCGGTGCAGCGCTGTCCATCGGGTAGACCATACCAAGCACCAACAGCCTCGCAGCGCTTGCCGGAGCGCTTGAGAGCAGCCTTGCGGGTCGCGGTGGAGAATTCCTTGCGAGCCATCATCCCGCCCCCTGACAAACAAGGGCCTCGTATTCTGCGGCCCTACGGAGAAGAACATCGGCGTGACAAGGAGACCCCGGCTTGCACCAGCAGGCAAGGTTTTTGCCGATCAAGGGTTTGATCCACTGGGCGTATTGTTCTGGGTGAAAGCAC